AATGGCGTCGTTATCTCCCAATTGAAAGAATCTATTATTTCCTCTGTTTCCGCGCAATACCTGTCCGGGTCTATCTCCGTCATTATAATAATATTGGTAATATTGTTCCCACATAGCATTAACGTTGTTGCCGTTGTCATCGTGGAATACTATTTCTATCGGATCGTATTTGATTTTGGACTGAACAAGTCTTTTTCTATTGTACTGATTCAACTGTGCAACATCCATCGTAAAAGAAGGAAGCTTAACTTCTTTTACAAGTATGCCGATATTCGGGGGAGTGCCAAAGTATGCTTCGGGGTTGATTTCAAAGTAAGTATGGAAAAGGAATTTTAATTTAGGGGCATTTGCGTAAGAATCAGTTCTAAACGTTTTGGAGGCGTGTTGATAATCTCTTAGGTAGGGGCTGCCAAACAATGCTGAGGCAGCCCCATCTAATAAACTTTGACCCCAATTACCTAAAGTCATTTATTGTCCTAACTATTAAAGTGTAGCGCCAATACCAGTTACGATACCGTCTACACCATTGAACGCACGACCAACCAACTGACCAACACCGCTTGTGAGTGGTGCCTGAATTGCGTTGTCATAACGAATAGATAGAGCAATAGTTGCCGGATCGTTTGTTCCGTATGCTAGCTGGTTATAGTTAGCAGACTTGATGAAACAACCGTAGCATTCCCAAGTTTCAAGAACAGTAGGAGCAAGTGCGCCGTTACCACCGTCTAGAATTTCAATGTTTGTCTGGAACTTGTAGTCCTGACCAGTTGCAGCAGAAGCCTGCTCAACAAAGTCAAACTGCTTCTGAATCTGCTGACCGACTGCTTTTGAAACAGTACCGGCTGCGTCATCACGAATGTTGACAGTCAATTCTGACCAAGTATGCTTACCAGCAAGATACATTCTTGAGTTGTAAACGTTCAATGTAACTTCTTCAAATGAGAGGTTCGGTCTTGAGCAATCTACTACTTGCTTAGTTAATTGTAGTCCACCATTAACATCAACCCCAAAGTTCAAGAAATTGACTCTAAAGCGGAACTGTAGTTTAGGCATCAACAGACCTTGGTTGCCGCCTGCGTTGTCAGATGCTACGGTCATGTTGAACAATGATTGTGAGGCTGTTGCCATTTGTATTCTCCTGTTATAAGTATTTATCTTTTATTAATGGGTGCCCGGGGGCACCCATTAACTTAATTATTGTCCTGAAATCTCACCTGTATTGAACACACGAACCGGAATGTAGATGAATTCAATTGCCTTAACAGGCTCAATTGCTACGTCTACCCAAAGCTCGTTTCTGTCAATACGTGCCGGTGTATTGTTTGATTCATCGCAAACTACGAGATAGTCATAGATACCTCTCTTAGCAACAAGATCAACCATTAGTGTTTCAACAACACCTGAAATCTCTTGTCTTGTCAACGCATCATTTGGTTCAAATACGAACGGTCTTGCTGCAATTGTCAATTGACGACGAATGTAAGCGACTAGTCTTGCAACGTTAATTCTGTCAAGTGCTGACTGTGAATTGAAGCTTGACTTGTTACCATAGTTCAATAGTCCGTTACCAGTGAAGAATACCAGTGGGTTAATCTGATTCGTGTACAGTACGTCACGAATTCCGATATTAGTTCTCATTGATACGAATTCACCAGTTGCGCTGTCAAGATATCCAATGCTTGTTGCATTGTCAATAATGCCGCGACGAGTACCAGCTGGGGCGAACCAAGGATACGCAATGTTATCGTTACGTAGAATAGTTCTGATCATCATGTGTGATGGGGGAACTGCTACGAGATTACCTGCTAGATCAGGAGCAATACCCGATGGGTAGAATAGACCCATATAAGTATCACGAGTAACAAGACCGTCTTCACCGGTTGACTGTGCACCTGCTGCGTTAGTTGCCCATGCTTGAATTGCAGTTGCATTCTCTGGAAGTCTCATTGGAGTATCACCGATGATAAATCCAGTCTGTCCTCTATCGTTATTGAGTACAACCATGTTAGGCTGTAGTTCAGGATAGTTAGGTGCAGCAATCAAGTTAAATGCGTTGTCTTCATCACGAAGGGCAGAGTTGGTATCAATTGCTGCTCTCATTGCTTGAACAACCATGTTACGCTGAGCTTTGCGTCCCATGTAAGGTGAACCATTTGATTGTAGACCGCTCACTGATACCCAAGCACTCTTTTCATTAGGCAATGACGTATCGGGGAATCTTGCTGAATTGAAATAATTCACACGATATTGCTTAACATTGTAGCCTGAACGACGAGTGTTGAACAGCAACATTCCAACTGGATAAAGTTCATCTGCTGGCGCATCAACGTCTAGATAGTTGCTGGTTAGCAATGCCTGAATTGTTGGGATCGGATCGTCAACTGGATCAGTTGTACCGTTAGTTGCCCAACGAGCATCAGCAAATACGACACCTGATGAACTGGTCTGGTCACTGTTGTCAATTCTTACCCAGGCTCCAGAACCGTCAACCAGCTGCCAACGATTGATGATTGGATAGTTTTCAAGATCACTTGAATCAATCCAAATATCACCGAATACTAATGCAGTACCGTCACTTTGAACAGTTGGCTCAGTTGCGCTTACGATTGGTCCGTTAGGATCAGTTGTGTTTGAACCTGATGGAAGAGGGAAACCGTTGCTGTCATAATTGACATTCTTGTAGCCTCTCCAACCTGCTGAAGTGTTGACCATAATATCAACTTCATCAACGACACTGAAGAACCAGTTTGTGTTGTTTGCTGGAGCTGCTACAGGCGCGCCTTCATTAGCAGTCATGTCAAATTCAACCCAGTTAGACAACAGTGTTGTGTACATTGCTGCTGCTTGATTAGTAACGCCAGCAGTTGGGGTAATTGCTAAGACTTCACCTGTACTTGGGTTAACTGAGGTTACAGTAACAACCAAATCATTAGCTGGACTTAGTCCACCCAAATCAGTTCCTGCAAAAGTTACAGTATCACCTACTTCATATCCAGTACCTGCGTTCGGGAAAGCAGTTGGGTTTACGTAATACTTTTGATAGGCTGCTTGAACATTGATTTCTAAACCAGCACCTAATGAGCTATCAGTAGATGTTTCAGCTGGCTGGAAGTTAACTGCAAAGCTAAATCCAATTTTAACACCAGTTGTATCGCCAGCGATAAATCCGGCATCTTCAATTAGACCAGAACTAAATCCAGTTACTGAGCTAAAGTCACTCAGATAGATTGTTCCACCTTCAGTGTGAGTAAGCTGAATTGCTCCGGCTGAAGTGAGACTAGCGATAGTGTAAGGTATAGCTGCACTATTCCAAGCATTTACGAAATCTTCAGCATCAGCATTGTCAATTAGTGATACTGGATATTCAGTTATAATGCTTGATCCTGGTGATGAAACCCAAGCAGAAAATGTGTATGGGCCATTTGTGAAAGTAGGGTTAGTAACACTACCAGTGATTACAGTTGGACCTGTTGCAATTCTTTCCCAGTAATATAGAGGAGCATCATTGTCAATTGCATACAATGCTTTATCAAAGCTGTATTGAGTGTATACGGTGCCAGCTGGGATATTCTTACCACCAGTTGAGTCTAGTGCATTAATTGCATAAACGTCTGAGGTAGCGTATGTTACAGTTTTAGGAACCCAATTGTTAGTTACGCTATCCCAAGATGAGATTGCAGTGCTTAATCCGGTTCCTGCAGCACCAACCTTAATCCAAACTGAACCATTTGGTCTTGGATATGTCTGACCAGTAGTCCAAAGAGGCTGTTCAGCAGAGGTACCATATGTGAATCCTGGCTGATAATAAGTTCCGGCTAGAATTCCCAGATCAGCGAGAATAGTACCGGTACCTGAAATTCCCAAACTGTATGGAACTGCGTCAAAGAGTACCGAAGCATTTTGTGTAGAATACAACTGTAGCTTTTGTCCGTCTGAGCCTGCTGTCAAGTATTCAAAGTTAAGTGCGTTAATTTGTGATGCCAAATAGCCAACAGTGTTGTTAGGGGCTCCCTGAACAGTAATAGTTGTACTTGCTCCACCATCAATTGCAATAGTAATAGTGTTACCAGCAGTCAATGTAGTAACTGAATTAGTTCCTTGAACGGTTGGCCAAGAAGCTAGCCATTCTGGAGAACCAATTGATACCCAAATATTTGCACTGTTCTTGTAGAAGAACTGAACAGCAGTAGATGCAGTGGGGAAATCGTATGTGGGGATAGCGTTTACTGCATAGTCACCGGGGGTACCAACTGACTGTACGGGATAACCACCTACTAACAAGTCCGCATCAGTAATAACGATTGGTTGCTTAAGTTCAAATTGACCAGTTACTGCGTTGAACTCATTAATTCCCCAAGTTGAGGTAGTAGTGTCTAACCAATATGTACCGGCTGCGGGTTCGCCACTTGGTCTACCGGTCTGACCTACAAGACTTGCTAGGTCAATGTCTGCTCTTACACAGAATACACGATTGGTGATGCCGAGTGCTGAGTATGCAGCAAGCAAACCGTACTCGTTCAATTCGTAACCTTGAATTGGAGTACCGTTTGAAGTAGTGTAGAAGAACGGGTCGCCGTAAAGAGTTACAAGATCACGCTGACTTGTTACTTGGAATAGCTTGCCTGCGTTAGCGGCTGTAGTGCCAGATGCTACTCCAGTACCGTTCGGATTTGCTTTATTCTGTGCAGTAGCAAGCAGAATAAAAGGAATTGTGTTTGTGGGTGCTGGAAGATATTGTGATTCGTCTGTAATCGTAACTTCTACACCTGGAGATACTAATGCCATAATTTTTTTCCTTCGTATGATTATGAGGTTTACCACCTACCTTGATATATAGATATCAAGATTCTAATGATTATTTAGTTTATAAATCAAAAAACTTGGTTTAACCGAACCTTTAAAGGTAAATCGTGCTAAATAATACTATGCTTAAAAGACCCATATGCAAGAGTTGCAACAAGAATTATAGGGCTATAAACTATATCCGTAATGGCAAAACCTACTACCGCAGTATATGTGATAGTTGTGGCAAGAAGAAGGCTAAGAAGAAGCCACTAAGACCTAATTGGGAGAAAGCCGGATATCAAAAAAAGCCGCACTGTGATTTGTGCGGCTTTAAGAGTTTGTATCCTAGTCAGATGACCGTCTTTCATATTGACGGCGATTTGAACAATGTAGTGTTTAGTAACCTACGAACCATATGCCTCAATTGCATTGAAGTAGTCAAGCGTAAAGAGGTCACGTGGAAGAGGGGCGACCTAACGGTTGATTATTGATTCCATCTGCTTGTGTAGATGATCAATCGTTCCGTTATTGTCAATGTGATAATCATAATCCAAACCAACGCTGCTATACTCGCTGGCGTGAACATTCAATTTCTCTAACACCCGTAGACATTCAATCTTGGCTGCTTCATTATCTGTGCTGTTTAGAACAGCAGCTAAGCTAGTCCAATCAGGATCTTCACCGCGATGGGTTCTAAGAGTGATGCCACCTGCGTTCTTGATAGCAGTAACTTCATTGGCAAAGCGGCAATCAGTGATTACAATATCATCTTTGATATTCTGCAAACGATTTTCTACGCTTGCTACCCAAATGTCATTATGAAAGTTCTTGCGGGCAACATCAGTTCCCCATTGCTGTAGCACCCAACGAGGAGTCAGATGAGGGATGCCGAGCCGATTAGCCCACCATTCGTCAACTTGCTCTCGCCATTCACGGCTAGCCTTAGTTGAACCTTCTAGAAGTTCGCGGTCCCAATTGAAGATGGTTGCTACGGCATCTTTCAATGCGCTAGCAAAACTCATGCGCTTGAAACCATGAAAAGTGCAAAGATAGTCAGCGGCAGTATCTTTGCCGCTACCGATAAGTCCTGTAATTCCTATGATCATTCTTAGACTATAACATAAGAATAATATGTTGTCAAGCCTTATCCTTGAATCCAAGTGAGTGGTTGGGAATAATCTTGGTACTTGCGTAAATCATCAAGCA